TCGGTGTAAGAAAACGTTTGCAAAGTTATAAGCAACATAATCTACAACAGCTTGTGCGTTAGGTAAAGCATCGGGTCTTAGTACAGCACCAGTTAAATCACCTTGTAAATTGTATTCAAAAACATTTTCTTCATAATCAGTAACACCGGTAACAGTTACTACTCCTGAACTTCCCGAACTAATTAAAAAAAGATCGCCTCCGCCAGTTGTAATACTATTTGTTCTTAATCCAATAAGACCTTCGTTCTGATCTTTTAAAACAAATGCACCCTGTCTAGCACCCGGATTTATCCAATTTAAATCTTCGTCAAATCCAAAAAACACATCGGGAAATGTACCGCGTTCAATTTCTAATCCTGAAAATCCATCAGGACCTTGAATACCAGCGCCACTAGCATCTCCAGTGTTAAGAACTATAACTCTGTCTTCAATATTAAGATCAGTAGTATTAATAGTTGTTGTTTCACCTTGAACTACTAAGTCACCTGTTATATATGTAGTGCCTTCGTTGAAACCAGTATCGAGTATGATTCGACTGCCCCCTTGAACAGTTACTCTATAATCTCCTGTTGGCACATTTAAATATTTTGACATCTACAAACCCTTATGTTGGGGGCCGTAGCCCCCATTAATCTTATTGTGCAGGTAGTGCTACTGCTAGAGTAGTTGCTGGATTTGTTCCTGTTTCTTTTACTTCTGGTATGTTACCAATACCATAAACAGCATTAAATTCAGTACCGCCTGCTTCACACTGCACACTTCTGTTACGAATCTTTGTAACTTGATATACAGTTGAGTCTGAACCAGTTGCATCAATTGTAAATTCTCCTGCTACAAGTGCTTCGCCGCCACCTGTACCAACTTTGTTTGCAAGTGTAAGAACTTCGTCTGCAGAATCATCGCCTGCGTTCGAATCTAAACGCACAACATACTTACCGTTGCCTGCTTGGCGAACAATGTGTGCTGCTGTTGTTGCTTCTGAACCACCTGTAAAAAAGTGGCGTGTTACTGCAATACGACCTGTGCCGTAACCGATCTTGTCTTTATTAACTGGACGTCCCATTGTTTTCTCCTTTATGACGTTCTAGGTCTACGCGGCGGGTTCCCGCATAAATCTATTGTAAAGTATTTATCAAAAAAGAAAAAAGCCCGACACAGTTATGCATCGGGCTTTAAAAATAAAGGTGGGTGAAGGACTTGGGTTTACCTCCAACTAAGCGCCTAGATACCTTTCATCGTTAACACTTAGAACCTTGCTCTGTCTAGTATGACAGTGTGCGCACTGCTTGTCTCCAAACTCTACGCCGGGCACTACCCCTAACAAGTGCGCTTATCCTCTCTAGAAACAGAATTATTAGCGCCAACCCTTGTAACAACGTCTTGCTACAGTATTAATAATAACATCACTGCAACAAAAGTCAACCACTTTTTTAAATTTTTTTAAATTATTTTTCTTCTAATATCTAATGCTTTGCTTGCACGAAAAAGTTCAATAGAAACTTTATTTGATTGATTTCCGCCTAATATCAAATAATATTCTATTCCATCTTTAACTAGTGTTTGTAAATAAAATCCTACGTGTCCTTGCCAGCCTTGATTTCCTCTTGGAAATATAACTAAGTCACCTGGCTGAATGTCTTCTTTAATAACTGGTTGTCCCCATTTTAAAAATGAACGTGCCATTAGCGGAACATCACTTACTGATTCGCTTCCCAGTATTCCACTTTCGTTAAGTACGCTATTTACAAATGCTGCACACCATTCTGTGCGTACAGGGTCAACACCTGTGTAGTCTTTTAATTCTTGTCTATCATTTCGTTCATCTAGACCGTAATAATTATATGCAGTAAGTGCAGGATTATCGCTACTTACCCTTATAGGTATCTCGCCTCTTAAAACAGGTATAGGAACTGCATCACTACAGGCAGTTAAAAATATTAGTGTACAAATAACAAGTATAAAATGTTTCATAAAATATTTACTTTTTTTAATCGTAAAAAAAGGCGACATAAGCCGCCTTTTTTGTTGTTATCTAAGTAAAACTTAGCTGAAGCTAACGTTACCGTTAGTGATGCCTACTTTACCTAGGTAGTCTGCTGCGTTACCAAGTGATGACGCAGTATTGTTAAGCTCAACGTAGCCATAACGTGTCATAAATGATACAGTTGGCTCGAATGTGCCTGGATCTAGGACAACACCTGAGCTCATTAGTGGGATATATGGGCAGTAGAACGCTGCTGCGTCTGACTCTGAAGAACCCTTATAACCAACAAGCACTGGTGCGCTGTCTGCTGCATATGTGTTTACATATACTTTCATTGCATTGTTTAGTGTACCAACCATCTTAGTGTTAGTTGGTGCTTCAAATGCGCCTTCAGTTGTACGAGCGAACGCTGAAGTAGTTGCTGACTGAAGAATTGTTAGCGCGAATGGCGAAACAACTGCCCAGTTACCAGCACCACGACGTGTACGCTGTGCAATCAAGTTACTTACGCGGTTGATTTGAACAGCAAGAGCTGCGTGTTCGTCGCCTACGAAAGTAGCTGTACCTGAAACTGCTGCTTGATCGTATGTTTCAGCATTTGCACCAGCTAGTGTACCTAGTGAAGCAAGAACTTCTTGATCGATTTCTGCAGTAATTTCTTGTGCTAGAGCAGCCATAATTTCTGCTTCAACATCAATACCGTGCATTGACTGAGCGTCCTGAGCTGCCTCAAATGTCCAGCGAGCTGACAACTTACGTGTCTTAGCTTCGACTGTTTGCTTGAGGATCTGGATGCTTAGTTGGTTACCAGCTGCACCTTCAAGTGCTGATGTTGAATTTGCTTTACCTGGGTCAGTTTCATCACCCGAGTATGAAGTAGCAATCTTAAATGGTGATAGTGCTTCTTCGCCTGCTGTTGCACCGTTGGCGCCCGCATTCACTGTGTCGCTATAACGAACACGTAGAGTGTGGATTTGACCAACTGGACCAGTCATTGGTTGTACACCAACTAGTTCGTTTGCAATAACTGTTGGCATTACACGTCTGATCACTGGAAGGATCACACGGTTTAGTGTCGCAACGTTACCTGCAGAAGTTGCACCTGCTGTTGCAGTCTCTGACAAATACTTACGAGTGTTTTCTAGCGTAGCAGCCATAACAGACTTCTTGTTGCCTTGCAAGCCTTCAAGAAGAGCAGTTTTGGTGTCCTGCCAGCGGCTTTCTAATAGTTCTGACATCATAATCTCCTTAATTTAATCCAGCAAGACGTTTAATGTCAACAACATTGTTGTCTGTTTCGTCTGCTTTATTTTGTGTCATTGTTTCTGTACGATTGCCTGTAACTTCGGTGCCTTCTGTGATAACTGCCTTACGCTTTGCTGGAGTATTCCCATCAATAACTGATGGCAAGTACTTATCGAACTGTTTTTGTAAACGGTCAGTTTGTACTGATTCCAGTAAGTCTGTCATAATCTCGCGCTGGTCGTTGCTTAGTGGCGCAACCAGTTCGTTCATAATTTTTTCTCTACGTGCAGATTCAATTAAACGCTGTTTTTCTTTGCTTACTGATTCTGTTAGAGATTTTGCTTTTGCAGCAAATGCTTTTGCTTCTGATAGTTGCTTGTCCTTAACGGCAAGTACTTTTAGAAGTTTGCTTGTTTCACTATTTTCATTTAAATGTGAAGAAGTGTATTCAGCTGCAAATGCTTCAAATATTTTACGACCAAAGTCGTTGCTTCGTGCTGCATCAATATCTTCTTTAAGTGCAGTGATCTCTGATTTAAGACCTTTTGCAACCATTTCGGATACTGCTGTAGCACTTCTTTCGATAAAGTCTTTTTTAACTTTTGCGAAGTGTGTTTTAGCTTCACGTACTAAACGTACTTTTGTTTCTGCTAAATCTTTCTTGTCTTCATAAAATTCTGCAATTTCATTTGATAGGGCTTCTACTACAAATTCTTCTAGCTTGGCATAGTTTTCGGCCATTGCTACTTTATCTGCACGTAGTTCTGTAATTTCTTTTTGTAGTTGTTCTACAACGAAACCTTTTAGAAGCTCTGAGTTTTCGCGCATTGCAATAGCATATTTTGCTTTTGCTTCTGCTAATTGTTTGCGATCTTCTGCAAACTCTTCGATTTCTTCAGCAAGACGCTCTTCAAGCAAAGTGTCAATGGCTTCTACCATTGTTTGCTTGTCGTGCTCGTACTTTTGAGCAAATTCTTCACGAAGATCGGCAGTTACTGACTGCTTATTTTCACGAACTTTTGCTTCCCAAGCTTCTTCGATTTGAGCCCTGATCTCTTCCGATACTACATCATTTTCAAAGAGTGTTTTCAGTGCATCTATCATTTTTATTTCTCCTGGTTTACTGGAGTTTGTTGATTATGTTAATCAACGATTCCTTTAGATACTTTTGTGCCTTAGTGTCGTGTTTAGTAGCCTGTGCTAGTTCGTATGCCTTATATCCCCCACGGGCGTTCATAAGGTGCTCGTAGATTGGTGTTGGATATGCACCAGGGGCGCTAGGCTGAGCCACAACGTCCACAGTGATTATTTCAAAATCTGAAACAGTATTGCTACCGTCTTCTGATACATTACCAGAGCCCCTTGATGAAACTCCTAGTTTAACTCCGCTTTCTAGCATTGTTTTAACTAGTTGTCCCATAGGGGTTGGTAGTATTTTTAACTTTCCGTAACCGTTTGTTCCATCCATCCACATTTCTGTAATCATATGGCTTACGCGGTCTAAGTTTATATTAAGTCCTTCTGGATGATCAACTTCTCCGAGAACACTAAATCCGTTCTTGCATTGATCATTGAGAGTTTTGACAGCCCTGCCAATTTCATTTACAGGATATACTCTTTGATTCGCGTTGCGAACGTCACCTTGAATGCAAATACCTTTCATATAAAGGTCTTTGCCGTCATTAGCGTTTTCAAGCACAATTTGTGCTTGATCGTATGTCAAATGCTCTCGTAAGTTTTTCATTCAGTTTTCCTTACTTACTTGCTGCCAATTATTGACTTCTTGTCAGCAGCTTGCTCAGGCTTGCCCTTTTTCTCAGCGCCGTGGCCTGGTTGTGACTTCATTGATTTTGAAGCCTTTCCACCTGGAACATTTACGTTACCAGCTGAATCTTCTTTTTCAGATGGATTAGCTAATCCGCCTGATGTGCCGCTTTCGTCAGCTGTTTCACCTTGTACAAGGTTTGAAGCTGTGCCGCCCATATCGTTTTTGCTTGCAACAGCTGACTTAGTGTTTGCACCGTTGTCACCCATTGTAGCACTTACTTTTTCAACATACTCACGCATTTGCTCGCCTGCTGATAGAGGTTCTTTTGTTTCTTCAACTTCGTCGGTTGCTTCTTCGACTTCTTCGTCTTCTTCAACTTCTTCGTCGGTTGCTTCTTCAACTTCGTCATCATCTGACTCAAAAGCAAATGACTCTTCTTCTGGCTCTTCTTCGCCTTCGTCGTCCATATCGCCTTCGTCGTCACCAGCCATCATTTTTTCAAATTCTGCTTTTAGGTCTTCTAGTGCGTCTTCTAGGTCTTCTACACGATCTTCAACATCGCCTTCTTCACCTTCGTCGCCTTCTTCACCTTCGTCGTCCATACCTAGGTCAGCCATCATATCATCTGCTGGATCGCCGCCCATATCGTCGTCTGCTTCTACTTCAAAGCTATCAAGGTCAAAGTTTTCTTCAACTTCTTCGTCATCTGACTCATCAACTTCTTCGTCATCTGACTCATCTACTTCTTCGTCTGTAGTTTCATCTACTTCTTCGTCTGTAGTTTCATCTACATCGGCTTCGTCTTCAAGTAGTGATTCATAAATGTCACGTGATTTTTCTACTACAATCTCGTGAAATAATTCTTGTGCTGCTTCTTTGTCTTCATTGACAAGAAGTTCTAGCATCTTTTCAAATTTTGTTGTGTCTGACATAATTAACTCCTATAAATGTTTTGTGTTACATACAGATACGGCATAACCGCACCTGTATGGGGCTGTCATTATATATTTACTTTATTTGCAGAAAAGTACGTAGAAATAGGCTCAAAACGAGCCGGTTTTCAAAAAATTTCAGAAATTTGGTGTATTTCTTGAAATTCGTTTATATTAATGTGGGTTAAATTAGGTATATTTTTAAATTCTTTTGGTATATACCCATTTTCATCTAACACTCTTATATATCTTTTTTTAGGAAATTTCTGGCAAGTTATCATCGTCTGTTTAAGCCAATTACCAAAATAAGTTGCTTTGTCTGAACTTTTTTTATAATTTTTAGTGTCAGAATATATATTGTTTACTTTATCACCTAAACCTTGATAATCAAATCCTAGTATATAGATTTCATTATTGTCGTGTTCACTAGCTAGATAGAGTGCAGTTGGACCACTTGACCATCCCTTTGAAGGATTAAAATAATTAAAATTTTTAAATTCTCGATATGCTTTGTTTGGGTTAGTCCAAACAATATTATTGTTCTGATATCCTGCTTTGTTAATTTCTAAAATCATTTTAACATCAACTGCTACAAGATAATCAGGTACAAATTCTCTGTACAAAGCATTACAACCGTAAACTTTGCCTTTATCTTTTAATAATTGGAGATTTATACTGGAACGACTTGTGCCGTTGCCGACTACAAATGCTTGTTTTTTCAAAAATTAAACTCCGGCTGCTTCTGCGTTGGCTGCAATGCCATACATCTGTTTAATAAATTCTAATTCTTTTTTCTTTTCTTCGATGTGTAGTTCAGAAGCTTTGCGGATTCGATTAATTTGACTAAGAGTTAATCTTGTTTTTCTAGTATCAGTCTTTTCAAGAGGTGACTGATCGTGATCAGCGTCGTAGCGTTTGTCTTCTACTGGCTGCACTGTTTCAGGATCGTGATAAAATAATTCTCTTAGTATCATAATGTATTTATATCGTTTGCTCAGTTGCACCGGCTGTTGCACCTAAGTCTTGTCCTGTTGCTGTTTCTGGACCACTATCTGTTCCACCATCGTCGGCTGGTGTATCTGTTTCAACTTCGTCTTCTATGCCGCCTAAGTCTCCTTCAATACCTGCACTACTAATTCCTGCATCTCTCATTTCTGCACTTGCATCTCCTGGTAGAGGATCTAAGTTTTCTGCATTCTCTTCTTTCCAGAGACGTTCATTTTCTGCAAGCTCTTCCTCAGTCATACCTAAGAATCTCTTCATTGCAAAACGATTTGAAATATATGGTATTTGTGCCATTTGTGTATAAGTTGGCACACGAGCATTATCAATTTCACTTTGACGATATGCAGCAAAGTTTTGTGGAGGTTGGAATTTTAAATCAAACATTGCTACATCAACGTTCATTCCTTTTTCAAGTAAGTAGCGTTTAAACTCTTGATCAAATTCTTCAACTACTAAATTTTGTAGACGTTCACAATAGGTATTAAAGCGTAGTTCTTGAATGTATGCTGTTCCCACACGTCCGTCATTATATTGTGCAGCTGAATCATCTGCTCCAGTAGGTAGGTACGAACTTGGGATACGTAATCCGCGTACCAACTTATTAGTAAAGTATCTAAGGTCATCAATTTCTCCTAAGTTAGTGCCACCTGGAAGCGTTTCAACTTTAGAGCCTCTACCTTCTGCGGTCTGCGGGAAGAAGTAGTCTTCGTTGATTGATAGAGGATTGTATGATGAGTCTATGACATTCTGACCGCCCCCTGTTGACGATGGGATCCTTCTTTGATGGATTTCCGTCTTAACACGTTCTACAAATTGCATTGCCAAGTGACTTGGCATATTGCCCACATCAACGTAGAATACTCTGCGCTCTGGCGCACGTTGGACACGATAGATAATAATCGCATCTTCAAGCAGTTCCTTTTGCTTGTAAACTTTAAAGATAGTTTCTAATAGACTGTTACCAAATGGAAAGTTGTTGTCTAATCCTTCACTTAGTGAAAGGTGTACCATGTGTTTAGCATCAACAGTAACTTCGCCGTCGTCTGTAGTAAATCTACTACCGCTCATACTTTGTTGAGGTTGTCCTACCATTCCACGAGCACCACCTGTAGGTTCGTATTGTGAGCCGCCGCCACCTGTAATATTACCATTAGTTTGGTAAGGAGTTGTAGCTACCATTTCTTTAAAATTAAAATTAATATTTTTAATTACATATTGTTCTGGTAGTTTTCCTTCTGATTCATTAACAATAATACGAGTTACATTTGCAGGATCAACATGAAATAATTTTTTAGTTTCCGGATCACGTAAAAAAAACTGATCGCCATATTTAAATACATTTCTTAATATACGAAACATACGTGTTTCAAAATTTTGTAGCTTACACCATTGTTGTAGATACTTTTGAATAATAGTTGTTTCTGAATTTGTTGCTTCTGACTTAAAATCAATTATAAATGGTGTTTGATTTCTTTTGTTTTCTTGTGTACAAAATTCTGCAAGAATATCTAGTGCTGCATTAACTTCACTATCTAAATCCATTGTGTTATACTGACCATAACGTTCAACACGATT